AATTTTGTCAGCTTTTTCTTGTATTGGCGCTGCATCAGCCAATCTGTAATAAACGTAATCAGAAGCGTCATATCTGATAGTATCTAATAACTGTTTGCTATAGAAAACTTCAGGATTTATAACTCCTTCTCCTGCGTTTTGTGCCATCTCTACATAAGAGTTTATATCTGCTCTTGCATTTAATTTCAAATCAGGCATATCAATCATCTCCTTAAAAAATTTTGTGATCTATTTCCCACTCTGACGTTGGTTTAGCCAATCATTTAATTGTTTTACTGTAGTTATTTTATCAGGATCTGAATCTGTAGTTCCACCTTGTTTATTACCAGGTGTAGATGCATTGTTATTCGCTTTAGCAGCTCTAGCAATCTCATCTTGAATACCTTGATTCTTAGCCTTTTCTAATAACTTATCAAAATTTTTTAATTTATATTCTGTGACCAAATCCAAAGAAGTTACAAATGGGTTTTTACCCTCTGCCACAAGTTCATTAGCAAATGATTGTAATTCATCATCTGTTAATTGGAATTGTGTTTTAACTTTTTGGAAACCTAAAAATGCGTTGTTTCTAATTTGTTCAACATTACGTTGTTGTTCCATCTCTTCTAGACGATTAAGTCTTTCTAGAGTCTCTGTTGGAATGCCTTGCTTTTTAGCTAAGGCTTCTGTCAATTTACTTTGTAATTGACTCATGCTGTCTTTCGACTTTGGATCTAAACCTAGTATTGTAGCCATATTCTCTAGCATTTTGTTCTTTTGAGAAAGTTCAATTCTCATAGCTGCAAACGCTTGAGATTGCTTATTTACTTGGGCATTAGTATCCTTATTTTGATCTCCTTGATCACCTGCGCCTTCTCCAGTATTTTCACCATCTTTAGAAGCACCTTCATCTCCAGTCGTATTGTCTGTAGAATCTTGTTCTCCTGTGCCTGGGTTAGCACCGTCTGAATCAGCTTGGTTACCTTGTTGACCATCTGTTCCTTGACTTCCATCGTTATTCTGATTAGCTACATCAGTAATACCGAAAGCTTTCAAGAAATCATCTTGAGATATTTCATCTTCTTCCATACTACCTAAATCACTCCTTTACTTATATGTAGGCGACCATATAACGGAGTGTAGAAACTATACACACATTTTTTAAAGGGATGTGGACACCCGTTCTACATTATTTCACTAATATAATATTATAAAAAAATAAAAAATGCAATACTTTTGTAGAAAAATATTACATTTTTTATATTTTATTACATTTGAGGTAGAACTGCTGCTTCAGGATTTGCTGCAGCTTCTGGTATCATATTACTGATATCAGGCTCTATAGCTTGTCCTCTACGACTTTGGTCTAAGGTTTGAGCAGTTGCCATCATAGCATCTTCAGGTGTTACACCTTTAGACACAAGATCTGCATATTGGAATAGAACTTGAGAAACATCTTCAACTGCATTATTAATTCTTTGAAGTCCCATTCTTTCCAACATTTGTTCTTTGAATGGAAGATCTTGCATTTGTAACCACTCTTCTTCAGTAATCAATTGAATACCTTGTTGAGCTTGGTTATATTGCATTTGTTTTTCCATTAAATAGTTAGCTGCTTCTGCTATTCTTTGTTTATTTTTTGGTAATTCTGATGAAATCATTAGTTCATAATCAAATAATGTATCTACTGGTATATTAGGAAAATCAACAGTTATAGACTCGTAAGTCTTAGCTGTACCTGGTTTCTTTCTAAAATACTTACGTTTAGGAGCATACTCTAGTAAGTTTAACAACACTAGTTTAGTAAGCTTCTTAGTATAGTTTTCGTAGTTCATTATTTTTGGAGTATCTATCATAGTTACTCTGTTTAACATTTCTTCAGTACCACCAGTAGTTATAATTGAACCTGTATCTCTACCTGTGTATCTTGAATCAACTCCTGACACTAGCTCAATACCTTGAGTTAATGTTTGTAAGTTGCCTGGCATTGCTGCAGATATTTGTGGATATTCATGATAATGTACTGCTCTAGTAGCATCTCCATTAACTATGAATGTCTTATCTGGATCATCTCCGTATTGGCTGAATGCTTTAATGTTTAATCCTGATTGATTACTTACAAACTTAGGTGGTCTTTGATTTCTATACTCTGCTGTAAGTGCTAGTGATTGCATTACATTATATGCAACATTGTTAGCAAATACTTTTGCACAAGGGCTTACACCTACTAATTTTTCACCTGGATCTTCACAATAAAGCTCAGCTATAGGGAATATAGCAGGTTTAATTTCTTTCCAGTGTAAGATTGTATCATTGTTAATTACGTGAATTTCATACATCTTATTAGATTGTTTTATCCAGTAAATTATCAATGTGTAATAATCTTTATCTGGAGTCTTATTTGATCCTGGTAATTGTGGTATTGGAGTAGCTATATCATTTTGCTTACTCTTATTTACAAACCAATCAAACATTTCTTTATATCTTGGATTTTCTTCAAATACTGACTTATGATATTTATCATAAGTACAACAGTATCCTGCTGTATCAAGACTTGTAGAAAATGGATCTCTCATAAATTTGATAGGGTTAATATTTTTTAAAGTTACATTACCTTTATATAGTGCATCACCTGTACCAGCTGTTACCTCTTCATCCCATCCTACTTGAGTATAACCAACATTAAACAATGCTGCATTAGTTCCTGCTTGAAACTGTAAGTAACCAAAATTACCCAAACTCCAAACTCTTTCTAACGCAATGTTTAATTCAACACATGTCTGTTTATCCTCTTCTGTAGTAGGCAGGATAGAAGCTGATTTCATAACAGTGTACAAAGACGCTACTAAGTTATTTTTTACATAACTCACAAAGTTAGTGTCGGGTAATATTTGGTACGCTGGAAATTTAGCTTTTATAGCCTTCCATAAATCTGAAGAATCTACTTGTTCTAGGACCTTCATTCTTCTTTGGTCTCTAGTATAATGTTGCTTCATTAGATCCCAATAATCTTGTAGAGTACTTAGTTTAATAGGACATTTATCTTGTTCTTTTACTTTAATAGTTTTCTCTTTACCTTTAGGTTCTAAATTAGCATTATTCTGCTTTACGTTCTGGTTCGGCATCTACGTCACCTCCTAAAAATTCTTGAGCAAACTTAATCACTTCGTTCATACCATCTGCTACAGCCTTTTGTTCTTCAAGAATTTTATTCTCTTCATCAGTTAAAGGTGTAGGTGCTGGTCTTATTTCTTCTATCTTTTTATGAACTAAAATAGTTATAGGTTTGTTCTGTAAAGAGTGTATCACAATTATTGTTGTAATGCAAATACTAATTATAGATAATAACAAAAACATTTTTATCTCCTTCCTGTAGAACCGAATCCACCAGCACGTTCTTTTTCAACTGGCTCATCATCTTCTGTTCTACCATAAGTTTGTAGGATTGCTTGAGCAATTCTTTCACCTTTTTCTAATACAACATCTTCATCTGTTGTGTTAAATAATATAACTCCAATATTATTTGGATAATAGTCTGCATCTACAGTACCTGGAGTATTTAATACTGTAATACCTTTCTTAAGTGCTAATCCTGATCTTGGAACTATTTGTAAGTACTCATATGAAGCCATTTTACATGTCACTCCAGTAGGTACTAGTGCCCTACCATGTGCTGGTATAGTCACTTCAACAGGTGTTACTAGATCGTATCCTGCACTTGCTATTGTAGATCTCCTTGGTAATTTAATATCTTTTTCATTTATTTCTCCATTAAAAGTTTCAGCTATTTCAAATTTAGCCATTTTAAATACCTCCCCATTTTCGTATTTTCTTCTGGTTTTTACATAATACCCGAACATCTTTCGGGTGTAGGCAACCATTTAAAATTCTGGTTGCTAATAATTCATCTTCATCTAAATCCATATGTACCTCCTATTCAAACACAGGTGTATCAAATACTGGATAGTCTTCTTCATCATCTGCAAACATCCACTCTGCGTATTCTTTTTCTTTCTTTTCTTCCATAGATAGTGTAAGGTCTTCAGCCTTCTTGTTGTATACGCCATAAAGTAAATTTCTTGGATCTGCTGGTAGTTCCATTAAGATCCACTCTAAACACACAATAGCGTGGTCATTCTTATCAACAGGTTTGTCAGTGAAGTTTTGTTCATCTGTACCATCAGTCTTAAACTTATATTCTCTTAGTTGATCTATTAAGTATCTACACTTTCTCATAATCCTAATATAACCTAGTTCTATGTAAGTATTTGTACGATAGATTCTAGCGTCTTTATTTACAGCTCCAGGTTTGAAAGCTATGTTGTAATCTAAAAAGTGATCGGCTAGAGTCTTTTTATCGTAGTCTCTCTTAGAACCTGACTTAGGATCTATGATTGGAGCACATACCATACCACCTGATGGGATATCTTTAGTTACTTCAAAGTATAATCTTGCTAGTTCAGCAATGTTTTTATCGTTAGTTACTACCTCATCATAGATGTGAACTATTCCTTTTTCCTCATCTATAGCACCTAGTAAGAACACTGAATCATCAGAAAGTCCGTAGTCGTAAGCTATTATACGCTTCCAGTGCTTTGGAATTTCGAAGTCATCCTCTATATACTGCAGTGCATTTGGGTATACTAGACCAGCTGCATATTGGAATGATCCATATAAGTACTTCTGAATCCACCACTGTGTCTTACCTTGAGAGTTTTGTTCTATAAAGTTCTCAGGTAAAAACGCATTAACCTCCGAGGTGGTAATATGTGTAGAAATGAAAGGATCTCTATCTTCTTCAGGTACGTGAAAGTCATCTAAGATGTTACCATGCTTCTCAACATTACCTGATCTTAGAACCACTTCAGTTCTTATCCAACCTGAGTCAGGGTTTGACTCGATTATACCTCTACGCCAGTCTGCGTCCATAACTGGTATGTATTGATTTCCCTTAACTTTGAATACTGGATCTCCACGTTTATCTTTCTTTTGTATACCTGCTGCTGTATTTCTAAGACGGGTCTTAAGCTGTGTGAAAACTTCCTTTTTACACTCAGAAGCCTCGACTATAACGAAAGAAGTTAAGTTATATGATCTTAACTTATCTACGTCATCGAAAGGTCTAAACAGTAGACGGTGACCGTTTTGAAAGTCATAATATGCTTTCATAGTTGATGAGTCAGCCACGAATGCTTTAGGAATGTCGTACTCTATATCTCTCTTGATAGTTTGCTCGTATTGTGAGCTAACATTGGCTCCAACTAGAGATGTTCCTGACGCAGTCAAGAATATATGCTTATATAGCT